TAACAAGAAAATGTTTGGCAAGACTGTACCTAACTGTGTCAAGAATGAAAATGTCTTAGAAGGCATACCATTTGATCAGTGCCCACAGTGCGGTGGAGAGATTGTTCATGAAAGTATGCTTAACGAAAAACAAGATGCCTGCTACCACAAAGTAAAAAGCCGTTACAAAGTATGGCCCAGTGCTTATGCATCAGGAGCACTAGTACAGTGCCGTAAGAAAGGTGCGGCCAATTGGGGCAACAAAAGTGAAAGTGTTAAAGAAAACTTTGCTGATGGTGAAATCAAAGAAAGCAAAGAAACTAGACAGACATTATTAGATCAACATTTTGAATTTCCCCAGCAAGGGCAATATGGTTATAGAACTGGTTATCAAGGGCGTGGAGTATTAGAAGTAGCCGATGGACGCACAGGCAAAATAATCAATCTTGGAGAGTTTGGTGACTTTGACGATGAATATAAACCTAACCAAAAATGGTTAAGGATTGTATTTACTAACCCCAATATGGATGACGATGCTTGGAATGAGTTAGAAGATATGTTATGGTCTGATGATCAAGTTTCTGAAAACTTTGCTGATGGTAAGGGTCCGGGACGAGCAGGTGATAGCCAACGCCACGGTATACCCAAAGGTGCTACAATAGCACAACTAGAAAAAGCAGCCAAAGCACCAGGACGTAAAGGACAGCTAGCACGTTGGCAGATAAATATGCGTAGAGGTAAGAAAAAATGAGAATTAATGAAATCCTATTAGAATCAAAATTATCGGAAGAAACCTACGAGGGAGATGAATTTTACGAAGCCTATGGCGACATTGAAGAAACCTTGGAAGAAGCAAAGTACCATGGTCGCACAGTATCTCTTGGTAAGCCTATGCGTGGCGACGTTAAGAAGTTTAAGGTTTATGTTAAGGATCCTAAGACTGGCAACATCAAAAAAGTAAACTTTGGTGATCCTAACATGCGTATCAAGAAATCAAACCCAGCACGACGTAAGAGTTTCAGAGCAAGACATCGCTGTGATACTAATCCTGGACCTCGTACCAAAGCACGCTATTGGTCATGCCGTAACTGGTAATATAGATGACCAATTGGGATATCTACGTAAGAGAGTCGTATGATATCGTTCGCAGAGCAGAGTGCGAACTAACAATTAATTTGGCGCACGAAGTAGAAGCATACATAGTACATCTATTCGCACACTATCTAGATAAACCCTTGGTCAACACAGTTCCAGTAGGCGTTAAACTACTAACCAGTGTTAATCTCCCAGTTAAAGCCAAAAAAGAAATGCTGAAAAATGTAGGCGATGAATGCTTGTTGATCAACAGCATGGAGTGGGGTCGTCCACGTTGGCCCACTGAAATATATTATAGTGATATAGGTCAGATGGCCTATGTATCACGAGCCTATGCTGAACGCCCTCCAGAAGATCTATACGATGATCTAGCATTAGAATTCCAAACAGTTACCAAAATACTTAGAAAATGCAGAATAAATTGAGCAAATCGTAGACACGCATATATAATTGTAGTATAATATATTTTTCAACCAAGGAGAGCCACATCATGGCATCAAAAATGTTTTCAGGCGAGCAAAAAGCCAAACTAACACAGTTAATTAACGAAGGTATTGCTGTATTACAAGAAGTAGAAGATTTGAGCGCAGGATTGAATGATACTGTAAAAGCAGTAGCAGAAGAATTAGAAATCAAACCTAGTTTGCTCAAAAAAGCAATTAAGATCGCTCAAAAATCAAAACTAACTGAAACCAATGCTGATCACGAAACAGTCACAGACATTCTTGAAACAGTTGGTCGCACGGTTTGATCGATTGGCACGCGACATGGAATTTTGTCAAAAGGGATTGGCATAGCCATCCGGTAAGATTATGTTTAGAAGTATGTAATTGGTTATTAAACATAGTAATAGCATTGTCGGTTAGTCTAACAGTGCCCTATACCGATTGGTTGATAGTATATCCAATCATATTTGTGGCATTAACTATTAGCATGTTTACAAGTATCAGTCGTGGCAGTTTTGGGCTATTGATGACTACCATGACTCTTTTTATCATTGATGGTATAGGATTTTACAGAGTATTAGTGTTATAATTAATAAAACGCCCACCCGGGCATGAAGAGTGTGTGTGAGCTAGAAGTCGCACAAAAAGGAAAAAGATGAGCTACGTAGACGCATTGTTCGATAGAACAAAAGATCGCATTTATATCGTTGAGCGTGTAAATGGACAAAGAGAATACAAAGAGTATCCTGCCAACTATACTTTTTATTACGATGATCCCCGCGGCAAATTCCGCACTATATATGATACCCCTGTAAGCCGTTTTAGTACACGTGTGGGCAAAGAATTCCATATGGAGGTACGTATTAATTCTGGCAAACGTATCTGGGAAAGTGACATCAATCCCGTGTTCCGTTGTCTTGAAGATAATTATCTGGGACAAAAATCTCCCAAATTACAAACAGCATTCTTTGACATTGAAGTAGACTTTGACCCTGTCAGAGGATTCAGCCGTCCAGAAGATCCATTCAATCCCATAACTGCTGTATCAGTATATCTAGATTGGTTAGACAAACTAGTTACTATGGTTATTCCACCTAAGAGCATGAGTTGGGAAACTGCTGAAGAGATCTGTCGTCAGTATGACAACTGTTTCTTGATGGAACGTGAAGAAGACCTACTTAAAACATTCTTAGACTTGATCGATGACGCTGATATATTATCAGGTTGGAACTCAGAGGGCTTTGATATTCCTTATATGGTACAACGTACCAATCGTGTCCTAAGCAAAGATGACACCAGACGTTTTTGTTTATGGGGACAGTTCCCTAAGCAACGTGAGTTTGAACGCTTTGGTGCAGCTAACATGACCTTTGATTTGATTGGTCGGGTGCATATGGACTATATGCAACTATATAGAAAATATACCTATGAAGAACGTCACAGCTATAGTCTAGATGCTATATCAGAATATGAACTAGGCGAAAGTAAAACACAGTATGAAGGCACATTAGATCAACTATACAACAAAGACTTTGCTAAATTTATCGAATACAATCGACAAGACACGGCATTGTTACATAAATTAGATACAAAACTACGCTTCTTGGACTTGGCTAACGAACTAGCACATGATAATACTGTATTACTACAGACTACCATGGGTGCCGTGGCAGTTACTGAACAGGCCATCATCAATGAAGCACATCAACTAGGTATGGTAGTACCAAATCGTAACCGTGATGAGCAGTTTGACACACAGGCAGCAGGTGCGTATGTAGCGACTCCTAAAGCAGGCATGCATGACTACATTGGTGCTATTGACATTAACTCACTATATCCTTCAGCGATTCGTGCGTTGAACATGGGTCCAGAAACTATCGTAGGGCAACTTCGTCAGACCATGACCGAACACTATATCAAAGAAAAACAAACATCGGGTAGCAGTTTTGCAGACGCATGGGAAAACTTGTTTGGGTCATTAGAATATACCGCAGTCATGAATGGTGAAGTTGGTACTGAGATTACTATCGATTGGGCCAACGGCTCTAGTGATGTTCTAAGTGCCGCAGACTGTTGGCGCCTAATCTTTGACAGCAACAAACCTTGGATCTTATCAGCCAACGGCACTATCTTTAATAATGAGCGCAAAGGTGTTATTCCAGGATTACTAGAACGTTGGTATGCTGAACGTCAAGACATGCAGATTAAGAAAAAAGATGCAACTACCGATGAAGATACAGCATTCTGGGATAAACGACAGTTGGTTAAAAAGATTAACCTAAACTCATTGTATGGTGCTATCTTAAATCCAGGTTGCAGGTTCTTTGATAAACGTATCGGACAGTCAACTACATTAACTGGTAGAGCTATCGCCCGTCACATGGATGCGTATATTAACGAGTGCATCACTGGTGTGTATGATCATACTGGTGAAGCGATCATCTATGGTGATACTGACTCATGTTATTTTAGTGCTTACCCAATGGTTAAGAAAGACGTAGAAGAAGGTAAGATGGAATGGAACAAAGACATAGCGGTAGGATTATATGACAGCATCGCAGATCAAGTCAATGAAAGTTTCCCAGCATTCTGTGAAAAGGCTTTCCATACTCCACGACGTCAAGGTGAACTGATCAAAGGTGGACGAGAAAGTGTATCACTCAAAGGTCTGTTTATTAAAAAGAAACGTTATGCTATCCTGATATATGACATGGAAGGCCATCGTTTAGATAGTCACGGCACTCCAGGCAAAGTAAAAGCCATGGGACTAGACTTAAAGAGATCAGACACTCCAAAAGTAATCCAAGACTTCTTAAGTGATATTTTATTATCTGTATTAACAGGTGCTGATCGTGATACTATTATTACTAAAGTGCGTGACTTTAAATTGATCTTTACAGAGCGTCCAGCCTGGGAAAAGGGCACACCTAAACGTGTAAACAATTTGACCAAATATAGCAAGGAAGAAGAACGCCTAGGCAAGGCTAATATGCCAGGGCATGTGCGTGCGGCAATGAATTGGAACAACTTAAAACGTATGATGGGTGATCAATACAGCATGAGTATTGTTGACGGTATGAAAACTGTAGTGTGTAAACTCAAAGACAATCCCCTGGGCTATAGTAGTGTTGGGTATCCCACAGATGAAACACACATTCCTGCATGGTTTAAAGAGTTACCATTTGATGATGCTAGTATGGAAACAGGAATTGTAGATCAAAAGGTAGAAAACTTATTAGGTGTGTTGAAATGGCAAATCGCCGAGAACACACAGATCGCAACAACATTTGATAACTTGTTTACGTTTGAATGATGAGTAAGTTATACGACTTGATTACATTTAGGAATTATCTATTAGATAATTTAGATAATTTTAATTTAAATTCTTCTATAGAATATAAAATTGAATCAGTTAATAAAACAAAAAATATATTTCCTGAACACTCTGGGTATCTTGATGGAAAAATCAATGACTATTTAAAAGTGCTTACAGAGAGTAAAAAAATCATTGACGAAATTAATACTAAAATATCTCAAATAAACATAGAGATAGATAATACAGCTGATTTAAAGTTTGATAACGAAGAGTATCGTAACCAATTTAGTGAAAATCATATCTATCGCAACATACCACTGTCTATAGAATTACAAAGCTGGATTGAATCTAAAATAACACGTCATAGTGATTGGCATTACCCAGCACTGCAAATAACTCCAAGATCTAAAAAATGGATAGATCCAATGGTGGCCGCTGATCCGTTATATCTAACACATATTAGTATTCCTACAATTATGGATCTGATAAAAGATTATCCAGAATTATATCAACGTAGGTTAAGAATTTATGCGATCGAAGATAGAAATTTCTCAATATTACCCCAAGGACAATTTAGTTTTGTGTTGTGTTGGGACACATTTAATTATCTCAGCATAGACAAAATTGAACAATATTTAAAAGAAGTTTTTCAATTACTACGACCCGGCGGACATTTTATATTCAGTTATAATAATTGTGATCTACCAGGTCCAGCATTGGCGGCAGAAGTGAATGCAGCAAGTTTTGTTACTGCTAGATGGTTAGTAAAATTAAGTGATAAAGTTGGATATGAGATCGTTGAGTCGCACGACGTTGAAACTGGCGACGCATTTACTACTCATGTCAGTTGGATCGAAGTTAAAAAACCTGGCAATCTAAGAACGGTTAAGGCCGCTCAGGCAATAGCACAAATAATTGTAAAATAATTTTATCAAACCGCTTGCAAGATCTAAATAAACCATATACAATATATTATCAAAGGAGAAATAAATGCGTGATTATCTATTAGACATCGTAAAAAACACTTATGGCTTGGGTATTATCGACCTAGTTAAAGTAGCAGGAACAGATACAGAAACCAATATTGAGGCACTAGCAGAGGACCGTAGTGTTATTGTACAGGCTAAACTAAATGGCCCAGTACCAGAATTCATTGGTACATTTGGTATGCCTAACTTAGGTAAATTAAATACTATCTTAGGTATCAGCGAATATAAAGACAATGCTAAAATTAGTTTAACCAAACAAGATCGAAACGGTGAACAAGTTCCAGTAGGCTTACATTTCGAAAATGCCGCTGGCGACTTTAAGAACGACTATCGTTTTATGAGCCAGGAGATTGTCAACGACAAACTCAAAACAGTTAAGATGCGATCAGTAACATGGCATGTTGAATTTGAGCCAACAGTTGCAAATATTCAAAGACTTAAATTTCAAGCAAGTGCCAATGCAGAAGAATTAAACTTTACTGCTAAAACGGAAGGTAGTGATCTTAAACTATTCTTTGGTGATCATAGTAGTCATGCAGGTAATTTTGTATTTCAAAGTGGTATAACAGGTACACTAACTAAAGGTTGGTCATGGCCAGTTAATGCTGTTATGGCTATTTTAAGTCTGGCAGGCGATAAGACCTTACGTATCAGCGACGAAGGTGCAGCTCAGATTACTGTTAATTCGGGTCTTGCTACTTACAACTATATATTACCAGCACAGAGCAAGTAATGGATAAATGGGCACACCTAGGGCATACCTTAGGTGAATGTTGGAATGATCAAAACAAATCAATTACCTTTGTTCATATTCCAAAAAATGCCAGTAGTTTCGTTAAAGGGTGTTTGATCAGCAGTGACCGCTTTACGCATAGCGATAGTCTAGTCACTGCTGATCATTACCTTATTACCTTACGTGATCCAATTGAACGTTGGATAAGTGGTATTGCTCAATTTATGGATGTGGAATTAAATCAGCAATTTACACTACGTGAATTAGTTGAACTAGTAACTGTTGATGATCATACAGAATTACAAACTTATTTTTTACAAGATGTTGATATAGATAGATGCACATTTCTAAAAGTCAATCAAAATTTAAGAACAAATATTAAACTTTGGGCCAAAGAACAAGGGTATGTTATCGACATAGATAATATATCAACTCTCAACGAAGGTAACCGATTACCCAAAGATAGGTTTGCCGCAATGGTTGACGGCAACAGCCAAATTAAGTTAAAATTAGCTAAACACTACGAACAAGACTACGCACTAATTAATCGAGTAAAATTTTATGGAAATTGATAATTTAACCGCAAAGCAGCTAGACTATGCTGTATTCTTACCGGCACTAAGTGGCTTTTATGCTACCTATGTAGGTAAACAACGGCATGATCCTGCGTATGTAGATCCAGCACGTATACCAACAGATTTTGAAAACGGTATTGAGGGCTTAAACTGGCTTAATCCAGATGCCGCATATTTTCCGTATCATTGGGCATTATACTCAGCAGGGCATGCAGAATTAGACACTAATAAAGTCAGCCCAAAAGAAGATATGATCCGTAATCGTGATCGTAGCCGTAGTTTTGTCTTAGGCGATTCGGGTGGATTCCAGATTGGTAAGGGTGTGTGGGAAGGTGATTGGAAGAATCCCGCATGTCCTAAAGCGCAGAAGAAACGCGAACTAGTATTAGCATGGATGGATGCTTATATGGATTATGGTATGATACTGGATATACCAGCATGGGTGTGTCGTAGTCCAGCAGGTCGTGAAGCTACCGGCATTACCACTTACATGGAAGCTGTCGAAGGCACATATATTAACAATGATTACTTTATGAATAATCGTACAGGTGCTTGTAAGTTCTTAAACGTCCTACAAGGTGAAAACCATGGAGAGGCAGAAGATTGGTATCAACGCATGAAAAAGTACTGCGATCCTACTCAATATGAACGTCCATTCAATGGCTGGGCCATGGGTGGGCAGAACATGTGTGATGTACATTTGATCCTTAAACGGCTAGTAGCATTACGCTTTGACGGATTGCTTGAAGAAGGCTTACATGATTGGATGCACTTTTTGGGTACAAGTAAATTAGAATGGGCATGCTTATTAACTGACATTCAACGTGCTGTACGTAGATACCATAATCCAAACTTTACCGTGAGCTTTGACTGTGCTAGTCCATTCTTGGCCAGTGCAAATGGACAAATTTATATCCAAACAGAAATTGAAAATAAAAGCAAATGGACTTATCGCATGGTGCCAAGCGTAGATGATAAGAAATACGCCACAGACACACGTCGTTTCCGTGATGCAGTATTACAAGATAATTTGTTTAAAGCATTTACAGAAAGTCCAATAAGTCAACGTTGTACTATTAAAGATATTTGTATCTATAAAGATGGTGTACGTAAGACACAGGCAGAACTAGGTGAAGGTGTAAAGTTTGATGTGACCAATTTAGATCACTATACTAGTCCGCCGGACCTGAATAAAATTAACAAAGTAGGTAAAACTTCATGGGATAGTTTCAGTTATGCTATACAGATGGGGCATAACGTTTGGAGTCATTTAACAGCAGTGCAGTCTGCTAACAGAGAATATGATCTTGGTATTATGCCAGCTATGATGCACAGTGAAACTGCTGATAAGAAAACTCCTAGAAACTACGGAACAAACACTTTCCGTGAGATTGTTGACTTAATATTTGCTGTAGATAATAGAGAAGATGCACTAGCATTGATTGAATATTACAGCGCATACTTCCAAGATATCAGAGGAACACGTGGCGCTACAGGTGACAAAGCCGTTAATGCTGGTACTATGTTTAACAGTCTATTCGAAAGTGATGAGCCAGAAGAACACCATGTAGATGACAGTGGATTAGATGAAACCAAATTGGATGAATTAGAGCAAGATGTCTAAATTCTTTTGTCCGTTGCCTTGGATACATCAATTTATCCAAGCAGACGGAATTAAAATGTGTTGTAGCAGCGGTACAAAACTTAATATAACCCCCACAGAATTTGCTGATTCGGATTATATAAAAACAGTTAAAGAAACTATTACCAATGGCGATATACCTTCTGATTGCCAATCGTGTGTTCGATTAGAAAATCAAGGATATAATAGTACCAGAACACTGGCACTAAATGATTGGGATTATGATATAGATACAGTCCCTAATAAAACAGAGTATTTAGATCTAAGACATAGTAATCTATGTAATTTTAGTTGCAGAACCTGTGAGCCGGCATTTAGCAGCGAAATATCCAGAGAATTATCAGAACATGAAGAACTAAAAACATATCATGGTATTATATCTGACATACACATAGAAAATACATTAGTAAGATCTGATTTAATTAATTTCCTTCCAACTGTAAAAAGGATTAATTTTACCGGTGGCGAACCATTGTTAATTAAAGAAAATATTAGCGTATTTGAAGAATTAATTGCATTAGGTAATACTGATTGTGAAATATTAATCACTACCAATGGTTCAGTTATTAATAATAAAATATTAGAATTGGTTAGAAAATTCAATAATGTACACTGGACTATAAGTATCGACGGTGTTGGACCTACTGCCGAATACGTACGAAATGGTACTATCTGGGAAAGATTACAAGATAACATCGATCAAATATTATTATTAGGGCATAGTGTTGCATTTAATACTGTATTAAGTGCGTACAGCGTTTTAGATTTAAGTAATTTGGCAAGATTTTTTAAGGCGCAGAAAGAAAAATTTTCCAACCAACCATTGGAGATATGGTGTACTATTTGTGATACCCCCGATTTTTTAAATCCACAAGTACTTACTAACAAATTAAAAGATAGGGCACTTATAGAAATTAACCAAACGTTAATGATACTAACAGATATAGAAAAAACAGTTCATGTCAGTAGCTTAGGTACATTAAATTCATTGCAAAAAAATCTAAATGATAGTATAATAAACGAAACACTATCAACTAAATTTATAGAATACACATCGACTATGGATAAAATAAGAAATCAAAATTTTAATCAGACATTTGGGATAGATTTATTATCATAAAGAAAGGATTGGGGTATGAATAAAGAAAAACTTGAACATCATCTTATCCATTTACAAGAACGTCACGCAGAATTGGAAAAGAAAATCAATGATGGGTATAGTCATTATTTGGATGACATGCACCTTGGTAAAATCAAACATGAAAAATTAGGCCTTAAACGTGACATCAGCAAAACCCTTAAACAACTAGAAGAATATAAATGAAGCGTGATTATACTGATGGCGTAAAAGAAAATACAACATACTTTACTGGTGTAGAGATTGAACATACTCCTGCTTACGACATGAAAACACTATTTGTGGTAGGTACACAACGTGCTGAAGAGATCATTGATCTAGCCAAAGAAAAACAGTGTAATCATATCTATTTTGGTGCTAATCAAAGTTTTCCAAAGATCGATGTCAATGATGCCAGAGTTTGGAAACAGTGGGAAGTTATGATACAAGCATGTCTTAATGCAGACTATTGGTGTACTTTGGATTTAGATATAGCCTGTGTAGAAGGACTATTAGAAGGATCTCTAGTAGAGTATCGTAGATTTATTCCGCAGTTGAGTGTAAAAATTCCATACTTGACACAGCTAGGATATAATGCTACACTTAAGATAGACGATAAAGATTTTGATGCAACAAACCCTGGTGTTTGGTGTCATCGCTTGCATGATTTAACAACAACAGAGAGCTTTACTGATTGGGATCAATACGGTAAAGATGAGATTATTAAATGAAACTACTAGTCAGCGGATGTTCTGCCAGTTCAGGATATGGATTTCCAGAAGGAATCAATGATCCAGACTCTTGGCCAATGCAACTTAGTAAAAAATTAGGTGCGGAATTAACTAATGTTAGTAAAGCCGGGCATAACAATCCCGCTATTTTTTTACATGCTCTTAAAGAATTTACCACAGATCATTATGATATAATCCTGTTACAAATGACAGAATTTAAACGGGTATCCTTCAGCATTAATTTTCATCTACAAACAGTCAATGATTGGAATATTAGCAACGGACTAGTAGACGATAAAAATTATCAGACATTCCGCAAAGTATTTTACCTGTTAAATCAAGGGTGGAAACATTGGAATGAATTGATGTCAATCATTATTAGCGTTCAAAATTTAGTAAAGCAGGGATATAATATTCGTTTTATAAATGCGGCAGTGGATTGGGAAAAAGACTTTTTTGATAATAGGCATTCAGATTTTTCACGGTATATTATTGAGTATGATAATCTTCCTGATGACATGATCAATGAAGCACTAGATAAGATAGAAGAAGATAAAAAGAAAATAGATTTAGATTTATGGGTTGGTGCTTACCCAAACCTTTTCAAACAACATATAGATAACGTAGCAGAGGGTGATATGCACCCAGGGAAAAATAGTGCGACTATGTATGCTGATATTATCCATGATTATCTAACCAAGCAAGGACTTGTTAAATGATATTAGAAGAACGTGAAAAGATAGATAGAGTAATTAAAGCCAGTCAAAAGAAAATTTGGGTTACTTTCCAACGTGAAGGTATCCATTGCTTTCCTGCGGCAGCCACAGATCCTAAACTAGCAGATGTTGCATTCTTAGCCAGTCCGCATCGACATATATTCCACTTCCGTGTGGCTATAGATGTATTCCACGATGATCGTGAACTAGAGTTTATACAATTTAAACGCTGGTTGGAAGCATTATATGTAAATACAGTATTACAACTAGATTATAAAAGTTGTGAGATG